TCTGGTAACTTTTTGGCATTTGAGGCTGTTTTATGAATGTAATTGACCCGGTAGAAAATACAAACAATATCCGTTACGCGCAATTCGTAAGGATTACTACCGCTGATGCCGTTTACAGGTTTGCAACGACCCCTGCGCCGCTTACGGTTCCCGCTGTTGATGCAGAACCATTTGATGCCGTTGGCATTTTAATGAAAGTTGGCGATGCACAAAAAGACATTAAATCTACCGCCAATGAAACTACATTTACTTTGATTGGCATTGATACCGCAATGCTTGGTTGGGTTTTAGGCTTAAATGTCAAAGGCTCTAAGATTGAAGCATGGAATGGATTTTTTGATGTTAATGGCGCTTTAATCACAACTGGCGGTTCAGGTGGTCTTTATAAATTTTTCACTGGTTATGTTTCCTCTTTTTCGATTTCAGAGGAATGGTTAGAGGATGCAAGGCAATTTGTCGGAACAATTACTGTTGCGGCATCTTCAATCCAGTTAATTCTTCAGAATAGAACTGCGGGAAGATATACTAATAATAATTCGTGGCAGTTCTTTAATTCTGGCGATACCAGCATGAACCGTGTCGCATTTATTTCAACGATTAATTATTATTTTGGCAAGCAAAGATGATTTATCGGGCAACAAAATTTCATAAGCCAATTATTATTGATTTGATGAAACAATTTGCCGATGAAAGTCCAATTCAATATTGCCATTCGTATTCTGATATGGAATACATAAACAAATTGTTAGACCAAATTTTTGCTGGTCGTGGCGCAATATTTTTGGCTGATGATTATGGAATACTTTTGTCAATGGTATTGCCTTGCATTTGGTCTGAAATTGTCCGTTCTAATCCACCAGTTTTTGTGTAGGCATCAACTTCTTCTTGAGTTTTCATTCCCGCTTTCGCGGCATCTTCTCTAGCTTTCTTCAATCTTTCTAAATATTCTTTTTCAAGATTTAAAGCATTAAGTTTTGATTGAGTTCCTCTAATAAAATAATCAATACCTATATTTTTAGCTTGAATAAGATTTTGGGTTTCTATCCTAATTTCATTATTTACTTTGTCTAATTCATTCGATATTCCAATTTGCTTTAATTTTTCCCATTCATTACTTATCCAATTAATAAGACGAGGGATATAACCCAATTCAGTAACTTGTGAACGCAATGATTCATTAAGCAAATTTGTTGTTATGATAATATTTTTTTGTTTTTGATTTGCCATTTCATTAACTTCAATTTGCTTATATTGTTCTAAAGTTAAGAAATTATATTTTTCGTTTAATTCTTTTACACTTCTTGCAGTTCCATTAATAGAGGACATAAGCAATTTGCCAACAACATCTACAGATTCACCGCTTAACCTAGAAACTAATGCAATAGAAGTAGCCAAAGACTTCATTGCTTCTGAAGATAATTTTCCAGATGATGCTAATTGAGAAAATATATTTTTTGCATCAGATACACTAATATTGTTTGCTTCTGATAATTGCTCAGATGCCTTCAAATAATCTTTAAAAGTAATTCCAGCAATGTTCCCGCTTAGAATCATTGCATTGTTAAATTCTTTTGCTTCTTCATTCCCCTTATAAAAAGCGAGAGCAAGTCCACCAATAACAGTAGCCAAACTTCCAATAGCTACTCTTGTTACAGTAATTACTTGAGCAAAAGCCTTGAATACGTTTGTAACGCCTCCAAATTGGTCGCGCAATTGACCGCCCTGCTGAAGCAGGACAAGCATTGGGTTTTGACCACCAGCAAGACTGGTTACAATGTCCGTTGTTTGATAGCTAAGAGCCTGAAGCTGATAAGTAGTAAGACCTGCGGTCTTAACCATTTCCTTCTGCATTTGTTTTTCTTGAGCAATTTTGTCGTCCATTGCTTTTGCTTGAGCAAGCCAAAAATCTTTACCAGCTTGCTTTAAATTCTCGTATTTACCGCCCTTAGTAAACTCACGTTCAATTTTTTCAACATTACTTACTTCTCTGCCGTAATCCAAAACAGCATAATGCAATTTCTGTATTTCTTTCGCGGCCTGTTCATTTTGCCGTTTAATTTCATTCTTTAATTTTTTATTTGAAGCAATAGCTTCATTAACCTGTGTATCCCATTCAGCAACATTCAGGTTCATTACTACGCCAAGACGCGCAAGAATTTGATTAGCCATGATGAAGCCTTATACCATTGGAGTTACATTTTTCATAAACGATTTTAATTGATGTGCTAATTGCTCTTTTAGTATATTAAGTGCTTCTTCAGCGCCAGATTCAAAGGACACCCTCAAATACGGATGGGGCGGAGTATTTTTATTGCCAAATTCTTGCGATAAAGAAACTGCTGATTTTTTTACAGATACCATTCCCCAAATTACGTCGCCCGGATGATAAAACTGAGATTTTTTATCATTTTCATTTGGAAGTCTTACTGTTATTTTTGCTGTTTCCCGAAGATGAATACCAGAAGTATTGGTTTCACTATCATAAGGAGCGTTTGCAATAACTCTATCCAATATTGGACGCAAAGACTTGCGAACAGAATTAACTGTTCCATTTTTCAGGACTTCTTCTGGATTGTAAAAGGAAAACAAAACATCCATTTGTTCTGCTAACTGGTCAAATCCTTTTACTTCAAAAGTCTTGTTTGCCATCAAAACACCTTCGGTGCGTTAGGCGACATTCTAGCAAACGCAAGCAATTTATTATTTGCCGCAATAGCCTTTTCTTCTTCGGTCATTGGCGGAACAATATACTCATGCGTAGATGGAAGAATATCCTCCATCCTGTATGGCTTCGCATCTTTTCTGAGTTTGGAGTTGAGATTGCCGGTAGTTAAAGAACTAAGCGCAATCAGACTTGCCTTGTTTCCCAACATACCATCGTTAATCATAATCTCAATATTCCTCATATCATCGGATGGTATGTTGTCGGGATACCCGCCATGAGCATAGATATATGCTCTGGCTTGTTGGCGAATATCCCTGATTAGTTTTTTCGTGCTTCTTTATACCCCGGCTGAATAGTCTCGGTAATACGTTCAAGCATTTCAAACTGAATAGACATTGGGAATTCAGCCTCAATATCCTCATAGGTAATATCATCAAAATTACCAGTTTCAGGAACCAGCAATTTGAAGTATTCCAGAATCCTTTGTTCCATCTGGATAACCGAAACGCAAGTGTCGCGCAGATTCATCGGTTTTCCATCAATAATCACATCATCATTTACAAATTCAACGCCATTAATAGTTTCTTTTTTGACGTTATCTACCATTTTCTGAAAACGAGCATCAACTTTATCTTTTGATACTTCTTTAATCCTTTCAGAAATTGCTTCCATTTCACTAGAAAGCGGAACTTTGACTTTGAATTTATTGCCACCCAATTCAAAAGTCTTAACGCGAATAGAATCGTTAATCTTTAACGCAGAAGAAATTTTGCTCATTTATTATCTACCTTTATCATTTTATTAACTTTCTTTAAGGAATTGAAAAATGGCTTTAATTAATAAGGTCTTGCCCGGTTATGTTGCGACCCTCTGGTGCCAAGATGATGCGACCCCTGTTCCCTTGACCGATGCACAACTGGCAACGTGGACTGGTCAAGTTGCTTCGATTATTGGCACTTCCGCTGGCGGCACTGGAACGACTGGCATCCAAGTTCCGGTTGAAGCTATCCCTTCGTTTGGTGCTGACGATGCTTCCGCTGCTTATTCGGTTGCTGGCGCTCGGACTGGCGCGAAGATTACTACGCAGAATCAGGTTACTTCGCTGACCATTACTTCTGCTTGGAATCCGGCAGATACCGCAAGTTGGTTCTGTATTGCCGCAGCATAGTCCAGTGGGTTTTGCTGGCTCATACCGGCACCACAGGGTCATTGCGATAGCAAAGCAGGGTTACTCTTTGCCGGTCATTGGTTTCACGAATATCACTAATCCGCCAATCAAAACCACGATAGGTAATACTGTAAAGATTTTGATTGTTTACAATTTCTTTGGTGTTTGGCGTGTAATTGACCGTAAGATTAACCAAGTCCGAATAAGAGCGATAACGGTCAGAAATCCGCAAAGAGTTAGCCACATCGGAAACCAAAGCGCGAGTATCAAACCACTTCGCAACAGACGTAGTGTATTCACCAATCGTATTAATACCATTGGTAACTTGATTGACAGTTATATTTTCGTATCTGGTAATAGCCATTACATAACCAAAGTTTTGTAAGGCCGCAGTAAGGATTCAACGCCAAAAGGTATTTTGTGTAATTTACCTGTCGTTGTATCAGACCGATTGTTGTAAAAATGAGTCAATAACAATAATCCCGCTTGCTGAATAACGGGAAACTGAGCAATAAAGTTAGCCGGAACCGTGTAAAGAACTTGAAGCGGATTGGCGATTACTTGGCTAATACTATTAGGAATACTTTTGACCACAACGCGATTTCCAGTGGGGTCATAATAGTAATTTGACGGACTAACTATTGATGCTGTCGGAGTAGGGTCGCCAATGTAGCATCGAACTTCATTAATAGTTACACCATTAGCGCCAGCGGATACTTCTGGAAGGTCAAGGTAAATAGCGTTACTGAAAAAACCGGGATTTCCATAGTAAACACGGTATTGCGTAGAAAACATCGAAATACCAAGATAATCTTCAATCGCAAACCGTGTAGCCAGTTCTAGGCTGCTCAAATACGAGTCTTGGCTTTCATCCTCAAACAGATTTAATTGTTGCGTAATCTGTTCAAGGGTAAGCCATTCAGTCATTAAATCGCGGTTTACCTGCTCAATTTTTGCGTAATTGAACGGGTTTCTATTCGCCGCAAAAAATGGAGCAAGCGTCAAATTTTCTATGGACATATTAGCCCTTATTAAACGCCAACCAGTCGAACCCCGGCAAATACATCACGAATGGTAGAGCAAGTCCGCTTTTCGGCATAAATCGTAACAAAGCCGGGGGCAGTCTGTTCCAGCATTTGCAGCTTCATTTCTTCGTTGTCCGCAATGGTCACAAAGCGATTCCATGCGGCCAAATAAACAGGATACTTGCCAGCACCAGCAATATCCATATACGGATTAGGAATAACCGGGAACCCTGCAATATGCCCAACAGCGTAACCATCAACTTCGCCAATATCAAGGAACAGCGGCAGTTGTTGGTCGTCACGAAGTTCACGCAAAGCCTTAATCGTCGTCGGGTGCATCATCCAAGCAGTTGATGGATTGTTCCAATACTGCGCGGGAAGTGCAGCAGCCAGATTCATAATGTCGTTATACGCAACAGCAGCAGCACTTGCTTGCTGAACCTGCAAGACGGTATGGCGACCATTGGTATCTGCCGAACCATTACTGCCAAATGCCGCAGCACTGGTAGAACCCGTATAGAAATTCAGTCCACGCAGACCATCAGTGCTACCAGTTTGCGGGGTAGCGGTGCCAGTCGAAAGGTCATTGTTAAGAACCATGCTTAAACCTTCTTGTTGCGCGAATTCCAGCGCAATATCTTCAACAATGGTTTCTTCCAGCGCATCAATATCGGACATTACCGCAGTCCGAATCGGAACTACCGCATTAATACATTTTAAGGAAATTTGCCAAAACGAAGTGCCGTAATTTCCCACATTATTCTTAACGCCATATCCCCACGGATTAGTAGAACCCGTTTGAATCACTGTAGCGTTACCAGTCTTAACAACAAATGCTTCATCCGAACCAATAGTCGTAATAACACGGCTCATTGCGCGAATGGGATTTGCGTATCGCAAAGCAGCGAACGCATCGTCATAAATAACCCTACCGCCGACACCTGAACCCGAAGCGGTTAAGGTAGAGGCTTCCGCAAGATTAACGGTAGCTTCACCTTCTTTAAGTGTCTTTTTAACAGCGTCAAGAATCAGGCTCATAAATTATCCAATCTCGTTTTATTTAAAAGAGGGGAGCAAGTTGCCCTGCTCCCCACCTTTATTACGCGCCGGTAGCGGTAGAGCGATACCGGATGATGCTGAACGGGTCAACAACGCTGGTGCAAAGACGTTTTTCACCGTAGAACGTGATGAAACCCGGAAGGGTTTGGTCATAGCGACGAAGAATCATGTTCAGACGGTCAACGATGGTATGACCACGGCTCCAATCACCAAAATACATCGGATACAGAGAAACGCCATCATCGGTGCCGGGGGAAGTCGGATTGTCGAGATACTTATTCACGACAACATCGAAGCCAAGCAGACGACCAACAATACCGTCGGTTTCAAGCGGCTGCATACGCTCAAATACCGGGGTGCCGTTATCGTCAACCAGACCGCGAATTCCGGCCAGCATCAGCGGATTAATAATGAACTTACAACCCGGAGTCCAATACTGTTGCGGCAGGTCGTAAATAAAGTTAATCAGGTCTTTGTAACTAACATTATTTGCGGCGGTATCACCGTTGGTAGCAACTTGGTCATACGTTGCAATGCTATGCAGACCAGACGAAGAACCAGTGCCGGTAGTGCCAAATGCAGCAGTAGTGATTT